ACGACCTGCTACCTCTGCATAAGCTAACTCGAAGCTATCTGCTGGCTCCTCGGGTACCTCTGGCAGTGGTGGTCTCTCGGCTACATGTATCTTACGGTGCATGGACCAAGCATCTATGATGTCTACTAGACGGCCCATAGGATACTGTAGAAGCTGACTCTCGGTTTGGTCTGAGATAGCACCTCTAACAAAGAAGATCCTGTGCGCCTGAAACGAAGGCTGCATAGACTCGATACGTACGTTCTTGTTCCCGCGCTTAGCCTTGAGGATAGAGTATGTCCGCTTACCATTGGCTGCACGGTTGTTCATAATGTCGATCATGTCAAAGCGCAGGGCATCCTGATAAGCCACGGTCTCTATGATCAGAGCCTTGACTGGTGTGTTACTGGTGTGGTACTTGTCAGCCAGAGCCACCATCTTCTTGTTAGTCTCGGAGGGCGTAAAGTGACCGTGCAAGTCCTCGTGCCAATACTCGTACCGCTTATCTCCCTTCCACACTGTCTGGCGCACTGTTAATGCAGTCTCGCACGCCTCATCCTTCTCTGAGATCGCAGGGTCACAGGTGATAGTGAAGTAGCCTGTGTTAGGTACCTCATTCTTATCTACCCAGAACATGTCAGTAGACTTGAAAGTCCGGAGCGTGTCGTCCAGTGGCTGATTGAGGTATAGACAACTATACATATAGGAACCAACACGCTCCTTGATAATAGCTAAAGTCTCTGCATCATAGAAGCATTCAAATACCGGCTCTCCATCAATAGCAGCAGGCACATCAAAGATGTTGTAGTGCTCTGATTGAATCTTTGAGATAAGATCTACCATAGCCCAACGCGTGCTTACTACGATAGAGAGCCGGAAACCCTTAGGAGGAAATAGTGGCATAGCTGCCTGATGGAAACCCACGGCCTTCTGGATAGTCTCTGTGGAAGGTCTGGTTACATCCTCCTCCATCTCTGAGCTATCTGGCGCGGTAGTGTCGTCCTCTACGATTACGCAGTAGTGACGACCTGTGAGAATAGTATTTAGTGATCCGATCTCGAAGGTGCTCTCATCAAAGGAGCTCTTTCGGTTGATGCAGGCTGACTCGTCACTCCACTTGTTACCGTCACGACCCTTCTTTGGTAGGACCTCAGGGAACAGAGATTGGAATAACTGGTGACTGTCGAACATCCCGCGGATACCCTGTAGCTTCTTCTTAGAGTTAGTATGGGTATTACCTGCAATCAGCACGCGCATGCTGTCATCCTTAAACTTATAGAAGTTCCGTAGCACTAGCCACGTGGATAGGTGCTTGGTGACGATGGTACTCTTAAGGCTACCGCGCGGCATCACGAAGGCTAGTCTACCATTACATGTACCCTTTACCGTAACCTGACGCTCGAGCTTCTCAATATGAGCCTGAGCCCACATGCACAGCTTCTCGTGAGTAGGGTCGAAGTAACCTTCATCCTGCATAAGTCTACAATACGTAGCAAAGCTTTCGATACACGCATCGCGCACCTCGGCTAGTTTAACCTTTTCAGGTAGCTGTATTGTAGATGTATCTGACATAAATTATCTCTATTAAGGACGCGCGCACGAGCAATGTTCGTGCCAACTACATTTTGCTCAAATCACCTTTGTGTCCATTGACACTATCTGGAACACTATCAAGTGCTGCCGTCTTGGGGTTCAGTACACTAGCAAGCTTATCAGGGCTCAGCATGATGATAGGCACAGTGATATTCTCGGGCGCTGATGCATAGCCTGCCTTGCTTAAGATAGAGTCAGCAGCCTTAGCCTGTACAGCGTGAGGTGTCTCCCCGTCTGTATCAGAAGCCAGCCGCGCGAGAGTCTTAGCAGCACTCATTCCCTTACCATTGAGGTACGCCCGAACAGGGTCCTCAGCAGCGCGGGATATCATCTGCTCGTCTATCTCTTGGTTCATGTCAGCAACAGCGCGCTTGAACGTCTGTCCCGTGCGCATCTTAGCTATCTGCATGATAGAGAACTCGGGAAACTGTACTGTTATATCATCATCAGTTAGACCGAAGCACACTAGGCGCACGATCTGTCTGGTCACACTGGGTAGATTCTCTGTTTTCATAAATTCATTTCCTATAATGAGAACATACCCTAGTTATGCAAATATGTCTAGTTAAATCGTACTCTTGCTAGCGCACAATGAAATTATGCGAAAATTATTATATAGAGAGACTCGACAGTAACAGGGTCTAGCCCGGGATGTAGGTAGCTACTAATGTGGTAGTATAAGGTGCTCTAGAAATTTTGTGCGGAAATATGTGGGTGTCTGTGTGTATTAAATAGGGGGGCGGGGGTGGGGGGATGGTCGGGCATGTGAGTCTTTGCAAGTGTTAAATGATTAGTAGCTCTTCGTAACGATGCATAAGTCTGCCCGACTTATCAAAGAGCATAGATGATAGCAATAACAATAGACACTTACTAAGAGTGTAGAGATAGAGCAAGAGTCACACACACTCACACCCTCTTGATTCTCATAAATGAGAAAGAACAGTGTGCCAAATTGTCTCACATATTTCTTCGAATTTCCTTGTTCCTATCAGGGTGTATGATACTATGTATGGGTCGTCGGAGATATGCCCAGACGATCGCGGGATTATCACCCGCTTTGACAACAGAATAGCTACACAGTAACACCCTCTTCTATCGTGTGATAGGTGGAGGTGGCATTATGCCGATAATATGACAGTAAACAGTAACAGGAGATAGTATTATGATTACAGGTGCAAAAGGTCAGAAGCTCACATGCAAAGGCGATATCCCAGCTAAATTGGCTACAGTCGGAATTGATGCCGACACTCTCTACCCTTTTCAGTTCGGGTTCGAGGATGGCGATATCGATATCGATCAGCTAGTAGTCGGGATTGCTGACGAGGTGCTAGGCAAGTTGACAGAAGCCTATCCCGCTGAGGTTGTAGATAACGCTACCATTAATGGTGCTGGCTTCTGCGATCATTGGCATAGCCTCATTGTGGCTGAGGTTAACAAGCTCGTCACTTCAACAGCTATTCAAGGTCGCGCTTACAAGGCTACCCTGATTGCAAATACTGAGGGTTGCACTGAGGATCATTTCAGCGCAACACCTAAGTCGGGTAACAAGACGGTTTCCACCGGCCCTGATGCCCTTGCCCTTCTCATGGGTGGCTAGCATTGCCAACCCTGCCCCGTGTAAAATCGGGGTGGGGTATTCTTTTCCCTCTATTTTATCACCTTCTGACAAGAGTTACCTCTTAAGAGGAACAGCGAGACAATTAAAATTCGCTTTGATGTTAAAAGATAGTATATATATAAGTTATATATATATAGTATGTATACCTAGTACGTTATATAGGCCCCCTACCCCAAATAATTAACTTAGTACCGCAAAAGACCCAACTTGGAACAAGCGAATTAAAATCTTTTCATTCACACACAGCAACCATAACCATAACCCACGAGGAAAACAATGGATAACCACAACACAACACCAGCAACACCAGCAACACCCGCACCAGTTGAAGTGCGCGAGACAACCAACACGCAAGACACTGAGCTAGTCACTATTGAGCAGATACAAACAGGAATACCTATCAAGCTCTCTTCTGTGCCGCAAGCTCTCTACACTAGACAAGAGTACAGTGGCGCAAGTGCGCTCTATATCATCTTGCCCGAACACAAGACAGCTATACCATACAACAAGAGCACCCCGAATCTATTAGCACAGACTCTTGTTGACCTGCACGACCTTAAGAGTCCTGACTCTGTGCAAGACTATCCTATTGTCACTCATGTACACCTTGAACAGTGGTACAGTGACTATACTATCATTGAACAGCTTAAAGAGGTTAAGGTATACAAGCCAAAGCCTGCTGTGTCTGGTTGGGAACAGCGACGCAAGACAGAAGCACGTTCTAAGGTAGCCTTCAACAACAAGATAGCTAACAAGCTAATCGAGCTTAACAACGACCCACTCTACAAGCTATCATCACCCGCGCAACAAGTACACATGCGCCAACAGCTAATACTAAAGGGGAAGTAGTCATGCGCAAGTTTATACAGATAATCAATATCACCATGGGTACGTTGTTCGTAGTATTCATGTTCACACTCTTCATACTAGCAGTAACTGAGCTAATCACTGGTGGTATGCTATGAAACAAGACCTAATCAAGAGCGCAAACAAGTGCGCAAACTGTACTAGCATGCACAAGCTGGACAGTACTAAGAGCACATGCCTATTGCACAATCTATTCACAGAGCCAGAGAACTGGTGTAAGCATCACAGGAGAGTACCAAATGAATAGATACTATGTAAAGGGATGTAAGACTCATGGTGGTCTATGTAGCTACACAGTACATGACTTTAAGATAGCTAAGCTAGTTAAACGCAGGCGTAAGCAGGCACAGAAGAGTAACCGGAGGAACAGATGAAACACGCTAAAGAGAAGCTAATAGAACTGCTAGACTATGTACAGAGCGAGGGTGACTATGTTCGCCTCTCGCGCTTGGTTATCAGGGAGAAGTTAGAGGACATCCTGTGTCACTACCCTGAAGAGGTACCCACTCCACCACCTGTGCCCGAGCCTACCACTAGCACACCGATCTGGCAAGTACTCATGCGCAGAGATGGTACTACAGAAGAGCAGGCCATCAATGACTGCAAGAACTGTAGAATAGATCTAATGAGCAAGCTAGACAGAGGAGAGGATGGGTTCGATATACTCTCTGAGTGGTTCGGACTAGAACCTGACTGGAATGATGACTTAGTAACTAACAAGTATTACATGTAACAGTAAACTAGGAGATACACGATGAGCAAGAAGAAGAGAGCATTCAACCACTTAGAGTGGGAGATCAGCGTAGTCAAGTGCAGTATTGAGGACACAGAGAGTGCTCGAGTGCCTAGCTACCTCAAAATAGATAAGTGGTATCCTCTAGAACCTATGATCCATGAAGGCAGTAACCTCTACGTCTTTAGAGGAGCAAGTGGGCAGGTTATCACCAGCCTAAAAGACAGTTGCCATCTAGGAGGAGGACGGTTCAAGCTACGCAGGCGCAAGGTTCTTCACAAACAAGTAAAGGAGAGTCATGAAAAGAAGTAATGTAGTACTGTTACTGGCTATGTTAGTATTAGCCAGCGGTTGCGCCCAGTCAGTAGGGTTCATGGAAGCAGGACAGGCTGACCCTGTTGGCTTCTGGTACGGTGTATGGCATGGAGTTATTGCACCGTTCTCGTGGTTAGTGTCGTTGTTTAATGAAGATGTAGCTATCTATGCTATATATAACAACGGTGGTTGGTATGACTTCGGGTTTATGCTCGGTATTGGAGCATTAGCAGGGAGTGGTAGAAGGTAAGAGGGTTAAAGGAAGGAGACTGCTCCACATCTTAACAGGTGTGGGGCTTTTGTGGTGTAACATACAATTAACCAGAAACACAGGAGGATAGACCATGACTAATAAGCAAGTAGATGTAGTAGTTAATAAAGAGCTGGACAAGTATCTGAATTACACAAACAAGACGGTGTTCGATATCACTGACCTAGATTGTCAGTTCATTGGCCAGAGAGTAAGTAACCTATGTGAGGTGGCATCATGACATCAGGACAGGTAGCAGATAAGTACATGAAAGAACACGGTGTTAGCTCAGTAGGAGAACTTAGCAGAGAACAAGCTAAAGAGCTAACAAAGGTTATTGAGGCTAATCTAGTAAAGCAGAACCTCTATGATCCCGAGCGTAAGAAGGCTCTTAATATTGAGTGGCGCGAGAAGCTAAGTGCGGCATTAGACAATGCAGTCACTAGCTCTCTTATGGTGGAGTTTGCTACTTCTGGTATGTGCTTAGTAGGTACTAAAGATCAAAAGGTGCAAGCTAGCACTATCCTGCTCAATACTATGGACTCATGCAATGACCTACAAGACCAGATGATGGCAATGGTATATCCTCTGGCACTTTCGCAGGCTATAATGGAGAAGCAAGAGGAGCTGCGCAAGTTGCAAGAGGACATCCACTAATGAGCGACAAGAACATAACCGCGGGCTACTTTGCCGCGAACCTAGCTCCTATGCTAGCTCCCAACAAGTGCTTAGGGATAGATATACCCCTGAGCACTATACTATGGCCCAAGATGCTGTCTATTAAGTTCAACGGCACAAGAGGCACAACAGCAGGGGCGCGTTGGCGCTCTCGCTCGGGCAAGGATGTACGCATGGCTAAGCACATAGAAGAGATGTTCCAGCCTATCCTTGACTACAGTGTAGCTAATAAGGTTGTGCTCGATGGTGAGTTCAACAGTAGTAGTCATAACACAGTAGGGCAGACTTTGTCCATCATGGCAGGCACTATACCCTGTCCCCCAGACTTTAAGTTCAAGTGCTTCTATGAGCTACCTTGTGACATATGGAACACTAAGGTCAAGGCAGAGATGCAGGATGTCATACCTATGTCAGACCCTAGTATACCTAGGCTGTACATGGTAGGGCAGACATTCATCGGCTCTACTGGTGAGTTCGAGAACTATGTGGAGAAGTATCGCACAAGAGGAATAGAGGGCTTCATGCTCTTAGACCCTGGTGCATCCTACAAGCACAACCCACGCTGTACTGTCAAAGAGCAGATCCTGCTTAAGTACAAGTACTACTCTGATAAAGAGGATGGTAAGGTGGTTGGTCTAATCCCGCGCATGGAGCGTAGAGCTGATGCAGAGCAGAGGCTCGGGCGCAATGGCTATGCAGAGCAGTACAAGACCAAGGACTCTCATATAGCCACGGACATTGCTGGTTGTATGATAGTAGAGCTAGAGAATGGGGAGCGCATACACAGTCCCTTCCCACTAGACTATCCTCTCTCTAAGAGACAGCAGATACATGCTCACTTTGGAACAGGCTTTGCGCACGACATTAAGGGGGAGTGGATCTCCTTTAGACGACTCGCATGTGAGGACAGAGGTAAGCCAGTAGCTATTAAGGGGGTGGAATTCCGTGACAGCAAAGACTAAGCTAAAGCGAGTAGGCTCTGTAGATGGTGGCAGTAACTGTAAGGGTTGCTACTACCAGTCAAACACTGAGTTAAATGTCGCACACTACTGCAAGTGTACTAAGCCCAAGGATCAAGAGACCTGTTGTGCCCAAAGTAGGATAGGTAGAGTGCGGTGGTGTATCTTTGTGGAGGATAAAGATGCCTAACTGTAAACACTCATGGAGACCTGTGTACAGGAGCACAGACAAGGATGTAAACTGGTGTTATAACTGTGGTACTCTGCGCGAGACTACTAAGAGTGCTAGAGATAACATACTAAGAGCGTACATTAAACCCAGAAACAAGGAGATAAGCTAATGGAACATGAACATTGCCCACCTACGTGGGAGTTCGCAGCTAGCGTACATACTGATGTACTGCTAAACCGCAAGGCAGACCCCGTTGTGCAGGAGAATGCACAGCTAGAGCTAGTAGACATGGGACGTAAGCTAGACAAGCTACAACGCTACATTACAGAGCAGAGAGAAGTTATCCAGCGCGAGCGGGAGGCACTCAATGGGACATCCTGATTACTATATAACTATAGCATGTAAGAAGAACCCGCGCACTGGACTGTGTAACTGGTGGCACTCTATCTCTAAGTGTCCTGTACTAACAGCTAAAGAGAAGCTACTAGTAATGGAAATGCTCAGACGACATAACTCACTCTTATGGGGAGACTGGCAGGAGCAGAATGCGTGGATGGGCTACCCAGATGGATGGACTTGTGCTATGCACGATATCCTAGGTCGGGGAGGATACGAGTCCATCCTTAGTATGAAACACGAACTACCCAAAGTGGTACAGGAGTTAAGAGATGCCCGATAAACTTAAGATGCGCAAGGTGGAGAGTTGGTTTACTAAAGAGTGGGCAACTGTTCACTTTACTGTAGAGCTCAAGCACTGGTATATAGACTATGGTCCAGAGTTCAAGCTCAGCTTTCCTCATCCAGAAAGAGAGCACAAGTGGAATCTCTATGTCTATGTGTACAAGAAACACCCTATGTTTGCACAGTTGGACGTAGAGAAGCCATACTACGATCAGGATGTCATTTGTGATATACCTCTGCACCATGGGTGTACATTCCTTGAGCTAGAGTACGAGGGCTGCATCAAGATAGGTTGTGACTACTCGCACTATATGGACGAGGCGTACGGAGCACTGGAGGAACCAGACCAGGTGCTAGCAGATGATGTGCAAGTACTATATGATTACATGATTAACTATAAGGTAACGCCCACAGCCATAAGTGAGGGCACAGTAAATACAGGAGACAGTGATGGAACTAAAGACTCATAGACCTAAAGAGGTAGCATTGCGGATGTTTGTGCTAGCCTTTGAATCATCTAACCCAGTTGGTATGGGTATTATACAGTATAATGCTGAGCATAAGCTACCCGAGGACAAGATGATGGAGGACCTCAATAAGGAGAACAAACTCTACGGCGACTATGTAGGAGGCCGTATGATGAAGTTACAGATTCAGGTAACAGAGGACAGTGTTCTTCTACCGGACGAGTTCAGTGTGGGCTATAATAGTTTCATGTCAGTATACCCCACCCCACTAGACCTATTCAACACAGCAAATGAAACGTTAGACAACCCAGGAGAAGTACCATGCAAGTAACACAAGGTAAGTTCGTAGACAGCCTCACTCGTAACAACTCGAAGATCAAGAAGGACAGAGCAGAAGCTATTGGCGAGGATGCACAGGTTGTATTCAAGCGCGTAGTGGAGGATCTCGAGATAGAGATCAAGAAGAAGCGGAGAGACAGAGAGAACATGCTGGATCTATCGCCCGAGAATGCTATGAGTCTCATGGTAGCCTCTGACTTCGATGCAGTACTCTTTGTCAAGAAGGACTTAGAGCTGGGTGTAGCTATCCGTAACCTAGAGATCAAGTTAGAGATCGCGGGTGCGCGCTACGATGAGCTGTTCATCACAGAAGAAGAGGGAGAAGGGTAATGGGTGGAGGAACATATAGTTCAGATATGAGATCATCATCGGGCCGGACAGCGGCCTTCTCTGCTCAGTCAGTGCAACAGACGTTCAAAGAGCGTAGCATGAACAATGCAATGAGCCCTTACGGGCTTACTAAGCGCGAGAGCAGAGACAGTGAAGAGCACCCTAACAGTGTACCTATCATCATCGGGCTGGACGTTACAGGCTCAATGGGTAGTGTACCTGCGCACATGGTTAAAGAAGGACTGCCCAACATGATGGACACTATCATCAAGAAGGGCTTGGCTGATCCACAGGTACTGTTCCTGGGGATTGGTGACCATGAGTGTGACACCGCACCACTACAAGTAGGACAGTTCGAATCATCTGATGAACTGCTCGACCACTGGCTTACTAAGGTATACTTAGAGAGTGGTGGTGGTGGTAATTCTGGTGAGAGCTATCACCTTGCGTGGTACTTAGCAGGTCGACACACTGAGCACGATCACTATGAGAAGCGTAAGAGGAAGGGCTATCTGTTCACCATTGGTGATGAGAAGGTACTACCTCGGTTTCCTGCGCGAGATCAGCAGTCTATCATGGGACCAGGACAGTATGGTGACTCAGATGCTCTTGACCTATTGGCTGAGGCGGGCAAGTACTACAACGTCTACCACATCCATACGCGCGAGACCTACAATGGGTCTAGCGACAAGACAGTGGACAACTGGAGACAGATCCTGGGTGACAACCTCTATGTAGTGCAGTCACACAAGGACATCCCCGGTCTCATTGCAGAGATTGTAGCTGATGGTGAGGCAGACTGGCAAGGTGCATACCCTGCTGAGGAGCGTGCTGTTCAGGACACACCTGGCGATTGTGGTGTGAACCTAGTAGACAACCCTACAAGTGAGATGCTATAATGGCTAAAGTCGTCATTGGCTTAGGCTTTGGCGATGAAGGTAAGGGGCAGACAACCTCTTACCTTTCTTCTCTAGACCCTGACGCAACAGTAATACGCTATAGTGGTGGCCCACAGGCTGGCCATCATGTAGTAGATGGGGAGCGAAGTCATATCTTCTCCTCCTTCGGTAGTGGAACCCTACACGGGCTACCTACAATGATACACGAGCAATGTGTCATCAATCCTAGTGCGATACTTAAGGAGTATGTGTATCTACTAAATCTAGACATAGAGCCTGACCTTATGATCATGGGTGGATGTCCTATTGTCACGCCACTAGAGATCAATTACAACAGGTTAGATGAAGAGGTACTAGCTCACGGTACGTGCGGACATGGTATCAATACTACGTTAGAGCGAGAGCAAGACCACTTCAGCATCACTGCGCGGGACATGCTATACCCCGATATATTAGCACAGAAGCTACGTCTATTGACGGACTACTATGATCTTGGCTATGACTGGGACAGAGGTAGTTTCCTAGATGACTGTGCTAAGGTAGCTGATATATTCCGCATAGGGGAGGACTTCCACTTAGAGAATGATAGTATTATCTACGAGGGCAGTCAGGGTTTGCTACTGGACAAGGACATAGGGTTCTTCCCACACTGCACACCTTACAACGTGGGCTTGCGCGGACTACCTGGTGGTGATGACTTCCTTGATGTATACTATGTGACCAGAGCCTATGCTACACGGCACGGCAATGGGCCTATGTGCGTACCCTATAGAGATAAACCTATGGGGATAAAGGAACGCCCTCGCGAGACGAACGTTGTCAATGAGTATCAGGGTGAATTCAGGTGTGCTATCCTTAATGTAGATCTACTAGAGTACGGACTGCTGAAGGATGGTAGAGCCGGACATAGAGAGACACTGGTGATCACATGCCTAGAGCACATGGTTGACTGGTGGTTCTACTATAACAATGAAGTGCACGAGTGTAATAACAAGGAGGAGTTCTGTCGTATGATAGCAGACATCTTGAATATAGACTTAGTGCTAGAGATGACAGAGTATCAAATGAAATCCGGTATAGGACAACGAATGGAGGAAGGTGCATGATACATCAGACAGATAGAAAGACAAGTGACATAGTTCAAGAGATTATGTTGAAGCAGCGAGAGGTAGTACGAAAGGCCGAGAGCTATGATATGACAGGTGTAGCCCGGACAGACATGGCTATCCTGCGCATGCAAGCCTCTGTGTACAAGGTAACCACCCTACTGGCTGGGCACATGGAGGAACTGATCCAAGAGGTGCGCAGTCTCATGTCACCCCAGGAGATTACTGAGGAGGACAATACTGAATGTGGTATCTGTCACATGAGCTACGATACATGTATCTGCAGAGGTGGTACACTATGTTCTGTCTGCGGTAAGAATACAGCAAACTGTGATTGCCTCGAGTACAACGGAGGAAAGTGATGTTCCAGTCTAAAGATAAGCACGAACAGCAGATCTATCTGCGAGACACAGTTAAGTACGAGGCAGTCCTTGACGACATGGGTATGCTAGGGAAAGAGGAGGGTACTATCCTAGCCATTCCTGCGGAGACCCAGGTGCAGGTGCAGTCCCTCAATGGTGGACCGCCCGAGATCATAGACTCCTGTGATGTAGAGGTAACCTACAGTCTGGTTGCTGACATAGCTAACCTCAAGAGTAATGAGGAGCTGCAGGAGATGGTACTCAAGGCCGAGCTACGGTACACAGCCGCGGTAACAGCGAGCAAGACCAAGCGTGGTGGTGGCAGAGGTAAGTCTACACCCAAGGAAAAGAAGGGTCCAGCTGATAACGCACTAGACCTACTCATGGCAGCAAAGAAGCCTGCTGTGGCACCACCTGTTAAGAAGCAGGGGGTAACCTACACCAAACCAGCAGAGGACATGCTGTGAGTGAGCCGACCAAGGCGGGGTATGTCCTTAAAGAGGAGTGGCAGTACCAATGGGAGCAGTTTGACTCATGGTATGAAGGATGCACTTGTCATACAGGCAACCCACCTTGTGGTTTCTGCACCCACCCAGGCAATCCTATTGGTCTATTAGAGACAGAGGATGCTTGGGTGTATGTAGGTGGTAAGTATTTAGAGTTAGTATCAACAGAGGATATGTTATAATGCAATTAATAAGAACAGACCTAAGTAAGGGGGAGTTCTCTCCCTCAGGTATAACAACAGCTGCATGTTTCAGGCGGTTCTACTACCAGAAGGTACTAGGGCTCAAGCCTAAGACAACACCAGCTGCACTGTCCTTCGGGACTGCCATTCACTCAGCAGTAGAGATGTTCTACTCTATGACCTCGGGCATGGATAAGCCTACCCAAGAGCAGAAGGTAGAGATCAAGATCGCTGTAGTGCAGGAGTTTGCGCGGTCATGGACAGAGAGTGGTAACGCAGGTGACATTAAGCGGAACCTTGAGACAGGCGTGATGATCATGAACAACTATGTAGATAAGTACATACATGATACGTCTAAGTTCGAGCTCGAGGACATTGAGACCCATCAATGGGTAGCTATGCCTAACGGTACTATGATGTTGGTTATCATGGACAGGGTCTTGCGCGAGTCAAACATGATAGTGCTAGTGGATACTAAGACTACCTCTGGCTCTATCTCACCCTACTATTTCCGTGGGTTCGAGAACCACCTAGCTACTACACTCTATGCTTACACAGTAGAGCAGTTGCTTGGGCGGTGCGACTACGTGATGATCGATGCTATCAAGGTGCCACCACCTCCGATCAACAGTAAGGCAGAGCCATTTGGCAGAGCACCATTCATGCGTACTAAGCTGCAGATGGATGATGCTATCAACACATACTGCTCGGTCAGTGACTACATCATGTCCGTACTTAAGAGGCCACGGGAAGAGTGGGCTACTCGCTTCTATGCTAACATGAGTGAGTGTAGTGCTTATGGTGGGTGTCAGTACCTGGACATCTGTAAGCATGGGCTGACTCATCCTACTGTTAAGATTAACTTTGACATAGAGACCCCTAAGTGGGTGAAGGATAGTGATGTGGGATGAGATACAACTACTAGAGGAATGCGAGCCAAGTGATGCAGAGGGAATACTGTCTAAGATCAGGCGTAAGGCTCTGGACTTAGCACATGATGGTAATCCCTCCTACCTCTACACCATATACTTCCTAGACTGTGGCGTGCGCAAGAGATGGCAGGCTGTAGCAGATGGATGGTACTGGAAAGAGAGGCACAAGATATTCTATGTCCAGGTAGGAGAGAACAAGGTAGAGGTATCTTCGTTCTACTGTGACAAAGAGAACTTCATCTCACAAGATAGCAGACTTTGTAATATGTAGGTACTCCGTGGACCTATGTGTTACGGGGCACACCCTTTCCTCTCCTGGTTTCGGGTGTGTCCCACCTACATTTTATAGAGGACAGCAAAATATAACTTGACTTTTCGCATTAATTCATGTACTATACGTAAACAATTAAGGAGAATACAGTGGCAATTCATAAGATAGTAAGGGACAAACCCCTACCCAAGAGCACCATACAATATAGTTCCTATCAAGCAGAGATCTTTGGTATGGTCAAGAACCAAACACGCAACCTCATCATAGAGGCAGTAGCAGGTTCGGGCAAGACTACCACCATAGTAGATGCCTGTCGATTACTAGACAAGGCAGACCAGCATATCTTCTTAGCTTTCAACAAGGCTATAGCTGATGAGCTTAGCACCAAAGTACCTTACCATGTAGCAGCCAAGACTATGCACGCACTGTGCTTGGGTATCTTGCGCAACAACTACAAGCGTGTCAAGGTATCTGCCAACCGTGTGAGTAACATGCTCTATGATGAACTCGGGTGTAAGGGTAACAACCGCATGCGTGACTACTACTATGAGCACAAGAGAGATGTATGCAATATCATAGGGCGATGTAAAGCACAGGCCCGGGATGTAGTATCACCAAAGATTATCAGCGGACTCATAGAGGACCTAGGTCTAGACATAGATGACAACAAGTATGTGCACGAGCTGATCATGACTATCTTCTATAAGAGTATAGAGTTTGATGGTGATGAGCACAAAGAAATAGACTTTGACGACATGATTTACCACTGTGTTATGCGCGGGCATGTGCTAACCTATCCACAATATGATACGGTCATAGTAGATGAGGCCCAGGACCTTAACATGTGCCAGCGCTACTTGCTACGGTGCATACTTAAGAGCGAGTTAGATGGTGGCAGGCTTATAGCTGTAGGTGACACACGCCAGTCCATCTATGGGTTCCGTGGTGCTGATCACCAGAGCATGCGCGCTATCAAAGAGGAGTTTAAGTGCGAGGAGCTACCACTCTCTATTACATATCGGTGTTCACGTGCGGTCACAGAGTTGGCCAAGCATTATGTACCTGAGATAGAGTGCAGGAAAGATGCACCAGATGGTTTAGTATCGAGGGTACTGCTCTCGGACTTTCGCTTCATGGTACAGAGTGGTGACTACATCCTGTGTCGTACGTGGGCACCTCTTATGCGCGAGGCTATGAAGCTAGGGCGTAACGGACACAACGTGTGCATCCTAGGCAAGGACATAGCACCCTCGCTTAACAAGTGGGCCAAGGATATAGGCAAGCAATATGATAGCATCAATAAGTCCACAGTCTGGGACCACTACAACCTCATGGCTGCGGGTGTACCAGACAAGCAGATCTGGAAGACCTATGCTATGAAGGACAAGGCACAGACCATAGCCTATATCTGCGGCAATAGCGTGCTCACTGTAGCAGAGGTGACAGCTATTATCAAAGACATCTTTAGCGATAAACCTCCTGTAGTACCACATGTGTTGCTCTCCACAATACATAGAGTTAAAGGTGCGGAGGCAGACAGAGTGTTCATCTTACGCCCTGATCTGCTTCCGCACCCTCTCGCTCGAGGACGCAATGAGCTTATACAGGAGGAGAATCTACACTACGTAGCAATAACCCGTGCGAGAGAACAACTCTGGTACATTGAGGAGGAAGATTAATGATAGACCTAGGTGAAGTAAAGATTAACGAAGTAGACTTGAAGGTTGTGATGTATGGATTAGCAGGTACTGGTAAGACAGACTTGCTCCGGTACTTCCCACGACCACTTAAGCTCTATGACTTTGATAACAAGTACCACCCATTGATTGGGCACAAGGACATTCATGTAGAGCAGTACATCATGAACACCAATGAAGAGAGTAAGCAGATCATTCCGAAGTTCTGGCGTGACGTACAGAAGGATAAGAAGGAGGGCAAGTATGCAACCTACGCGTTTGATAGTATCACAGCACTTAATAGATGTCTTGAGAGGTGGTCTGTTGTTATGTCGGGTAAAGGAAAAGATCCTGGAGACAGGGCTACGCTTCAAGAGTATGGAGATATCAAGAGGTGGTACAATACCTTCTTCCCTTCCTTGCTCAACATGCCTGGGAACGTTGTCCTGCTTGCACATGAACAGACAAAGAGCACAGCTAAGGGTGACGTACTCAGCATACGACCCCTCATCACGGGATCTATGGGAGACGAGCTCAGTTCTATATTCCCTCATACGTTCCATCTGGAGTACATACCCGGAGCTAATGAGAGATGGAGATGTCATTACCGTAAACATGCAAAATATCTTAGTAGTTCCTCAGTATTCTCTGGAGGTAAAGGCTACTTCGAATATGGACGTGATGAGAATGTGTATGATCTGATACACAAGTTGATGGAAGAGGAGAACAACAAGTGATTTAGGCTACAGCCACACAGTGGTTGGCCTATTAAGTAAGTAAGTAACAGGAGATACAAAATGATACATAATGTAGAAGGTGTGGAAAAGTCAGATGGTGAAGTAGATAAGCTCTTACCACCTGGTGTATACCCAGCGGAGATCATCGCTGCAGAGTGGGGTGAAGTAAAGAAAGAGGACTCGGACTTCTTGGGATGCACCTTGCTCCGTCTTGGAGTTAAGGTTACCAACGAGGAGACTGGTATTGCAGTCACCTGTCGTGAGATGATCATGATGCCCTTCCCTGAGGCTATGGATGATGATGATATCCGTAAGTCTCTGGCTAAGCTCAAAGAGCTGCAGATTGCCACGGATACAGAGGACATGGGTGATGACATTGATGAAGAGCGGTTCGTTCATCAGACATGTCAGGTCGAAGTCTACATCAAGAAGGCTAAGGGTCAATACCCTGAGTGCAATGCTGTGCGCTCGTACATGCCTGCATAATTAGTATGGGTTTTGTGTCTCCCCCAGTAAAGGAGACACACCTTTTATAACATGGAGAGTAACAATGCAGAAAGCTGTAAGAGAAGGAACGATCAAGAGAATTAAAATAAACGACATCATAATAGGTGATCGTATAAGAAAAGACTTTGCAGACATGGAACATTTCGCACTGTCTCTCCAGCAGGAGGGCATGCATAGTCCCATCATTGTGGATATAGCAGAAGGTGGTAAGTATAACCTCATCGAGGGTGAGCGCAGAATACGTGCGAACAAGATGAATGGTGAGACTAAGATAGATGCTCTTACCTTTCAGGGATTATCAGCTATCCGGCGCAAAGAGATTGAACTACTGCACTGTGTTCAACGACAGGACCTACACTTTATTGAAGAGGCTATAGCTACTAAGCAGATTATTGAGGAGCGTCGTAGACTAGGATCGGGCGCGGGTCTTGCGCGGTACGGACGGAACATCACGAACAAAGAGGTAGCAGTAGAGCTCAGTATGAGTGAGGCCCGGATGAGTGAGAACCTACGTATAGCTGATGCAGTGCACGACCACCCAGAGATAGAGGCTAAGGCTTTCACACGATCACGATTCCTAAAGCAGATCAGATCTGGTGGGTTCAAGGTTCGCGACAATGGGGAGATACTACATGGATACAAAGAGAACTTCATCATCACTACTCCGCTTGGATGTGTCGAGACTATCAATGATAAGATAGTAGACCTGGCCATCCTGCACCCAGACAAGGTAGATGTGGAGCTATTCAAAGAGGTACACAAGAGGCTCAAGACTATGGGTCAGATCATTGTGTTCTGCTCCTATCAAGAGTGCGCAGAGTGGGAGAACCTGTTCAAGAATAATGGTATGAACGTAGGTATGCAACCATACATCTGGCAGATCAAAGGAACCTCTGAATACCAGAACTTTATCTGGGCTGGTAAGAACTTGACCTCACCTATCAGACCTATGCTCAACCTATTGAGCGCGGGCTTACCCCCTAAGTCCATGCACCGTAAGGCTAAGCCTATGCAGCTTACCTCCGACATAGTTAAGAACTGTACCGAGCGCGGGGCATTCATCCTCATACCAGACTGTTATGATATAGAGTCACTTCGCGCATGTATGGAGACCGAGCGTAACGTACGTGCAGCTACTAGCAATAAGATCTTGAGAGACAAGTTGATACTCTCTATAACTAAAGAGGCTTAGGTGCAACTACTATGAAAAAAGTTGACATAGATGAGATAGCTCGCGCACTGTATATAGCTCATTTGACACGCAAGCCTATACCAGGTGGTGAGGCTAATATAAGAGAGCATGCAATAAAGGTAGCAAGAGGTTCTATGGCTCTAGCAGAAATATATGAGCATGAGCATAATAAAAAGTATCCGCACAACTAAGGAGAGAGATGAGAGATATAACTATGACTGATGTAATAGATGCCATATCCTCATCAGGGGACTATCAATGGCCCAGTCTTAAGATAGCCCTATCCTTCCTTAAAAAGAAGGGTGTCTATTTAAATGCAGCTCAGGAGTATTATATATCAAACGTAATAGATGGTACTATACGAGACCTAAAGAAGGAAGGATGGGAGCCCAAGGAGAGATATGATAGTACCCTTTAATAGTTTCGGTTTGTGGTATGAGGCAATAGAGATTGGTGGTGGATGGCGTGTCAAGGTTCACAATGGTGGTGGCATTGGTACAGATACCTTCTTTGATAGTCACTTGTAC